GATAAACAGGGTGATACTGTCAAGTCCTCCAACCGATACATGAGCTTCACAACCGCGCTTTTGCATCTCATCGTAAAATTCATATGCCTTTTCCGTCTGCCGTTTGATTTTATCCTCATACGACAGTGCCTGAAGCTCACTGAAGTTCTTTTTCATGTCCTTTTTGGCTTCACGCCACGCATTCCGTATAACTTCAGGGGCATCTTCCTCGATCCCAGTCTGTTCCTCTTCCAATTCAAATAAAGATAACTGTCTCATGTTTATATGGAGTAAAGAGCTCTTTCACGCTGGCCAGCAAACCTCTCACTCCTTTCTGATTTATTTAACTACTGTCTCACTCTGCTCCTTATACTGTCTCCCCGCCATCTGCACCAGATAGTGCTGTAGAGCCTGCTCCACGCTGATCCCGTGCTTTACGCAATAGCGGTCAACGTAGCGTTTAAAGTCCGCATTCTGCTCGTACAGGGCTGTGTAATCAATGGGTTCCATCTGCATCACACTCCTTTCGGTTTTTCGCACCGCTCAAATTCGATAACCCACACCCACGGATTAGCATCCCAGCCGTATCGGTCAAGATCGGATTTCTTGATAGTACTGTTCCAGAGATTTTCCCATTCTTTTAATGCAATCTCCATATCTCCACAATGGACGGCTAAGGAAGAAAGTCCCTCATTGCGAATACTATCAGCAGTAATATCCTGCAACCGCTCTACTCTCACATTCGTAACCTTAAGCCAGATCCGTGCGGCTTCTTTCGGCATGTGGATGGATGGTTTCCACTTCGTAACATCGGCTATATCATCTCTCTGCCAATTTTCGTAGTAATAATATCCGTTCGGCGCATTTTTCCATGTTTCCCGTACATACAGGATATCACCCCGCTGATACGGTGAATCATACGGGCAGAGGTTTTCATTTCCTCTTGGTTTCGTTATGTAGCCGTTAGGATGCACGATAAATGGATGTTTTAATGTTCTACGGGTGCAAGTCTTCCGTCCGTCCAGAATTGCCCGAACCATTTCTGTGTTGAATAAAATCGGTTTAATCGCCATCTTCCTTGCTCCTTTCCGGGATCCTCGGTCTCTCCGCAATCACAGGGTAACTGCACTCATACGGCTTTGTCCTGCCGATGCGGATTGCCTGTACGCTAGGGTGCTGCTGCATCCGGTCCAGCTTTATGTCCGTAAAGTTCTGTGTCCCGCCGTGATTCATCCGTTCGCCCTCTTTCTTTTCGTCCGGTCGTACATCCGGTAGTACTGGCGCCGATCTACTGTCATGGCCTGCACCTGTGCGCGCCGCCGGTACTCTTTTCGCCTTTCTTCCTTTCTCCGCTCCTGCATCTCTTCGGTTCCAGCTTCATCAACTGCGGCTTTATACCGTCGATACTTAGACCACCGCCCAGATGACAGGCATCGCCGAAAATTCTGCACGGTCATCCCAAGGTACTCCGCGGCAGCCTTGGCCCCGACTATGTCATGTCCTACAGGCAACTCATATTCATCATTGGTCACGATCATATATGTTTTCATTGTGTCACTTCCTCTCAGTTCGACAAAATCTCCTGTTCCAATGCGCTGAAATCATAATCCCGTGTCATCATCCCTTGGTTTCCCTTTCCTTTTCGAGGCTCTGGAGGACGATACACACCAGGAAGATATTGCAGGTAGGTCTTATCACGTAGAAAGTTCTGCGGATGTTTGATGAACTGCTGTTCCTTGATTTTCCCAGTTCTACGGAGACTGTCAGCATAGTTCTCCACCGCAGTGATCAGATCCTGTTCCGAGGCATTGTCCGTCATTAACGTGCTGACCAATGCAATCTCAGTCTGATATGCGTATATCTGGATGTCTGGGAGTGGATAGGCTGCCAGGAAGCGATCAACGTGTGCCGTGGGGGATATAGGGGGATTATTTTTTCTTTTATCTTTCTCTATATCTTTTATATATATATCTTGCATACTATCTTGCACACCATCTTGCGTACCAACTTGCTCACTGTTTTGCTTACTATCTTGCACACTAACTTGCTTACTATTTACTATAGTGATGGTGTACAAGGTCGTTTTAGTACCTCTCTCCCGAAAGTCTATCAGCCCTCTCTGCTTCAATTCATTTCTCGCTTTCAGTATTCCTGACCTGCTCATTCCCGTCAGTACGGAAAGCACCTGATTCGGCGCTTGGAACCACTCTGTCCAGTTGCATCCATTGTTTATGTGCATCAAAGCGAACCATAAAGCAATCTGCCCTGTAGACAACGGATTCATCGTGGCCGAATACCAGAAAGAATTGATAGCTGTTATGTAATTCATTCCACCACCTACCCTATTCCGAAATCTTTCAACGACATCTGACCGGTATTATCTGCTTTCGGTGCCAGACACCTCCGTATAGCCTTACAGCGCTTGCTACAGCTGCTGGTCCTTGCCATCTCCCGGAACAGATATGCCTTGGCTTTCTGCCGGTCTTCATGGCTGTCATCTGGCCGGAAGTATCCATTATCTATGTTAATAATCAGAGTACCGCGGATCAGAAGAGCATCTTCAAGTTCCTGGCGGATTTTCCGGTCACTCATATTTGTATCTGCCACCAGCTTCTGCCGTGATATCCGGTTCGCATAGCCAAACGGGATATAATTTTCAATCAGTATATTGACCACCTCCCGGGCGGATTGCCGTCCGCCCTGACACTAATAATGGCTGTTTGTGAGACACCACCACATGAACGGTTTCTTTCGCCCCGCAGAGCAGGTGTTTCAACCTTATAGGTAAGACCTTCCAAACTCTTTTATAAACTCCTCACGGGAGCCGTAATGTTCCTCGTAGTACCGCTGACATTTCTGTTTCAATCGCAGATCAAGTCCCTGATTCGGTTTCATATGGACACTGTCCGGCCCCCACGTATGCAGTGTGGGGTGCAGCGGCACCAGGAATCCTCTTTCCTCACTGGCGGCCTTACGGCTGCCGTTAAATACGTGATGGATATGCACCACATTCAGATGTGTTATATAACAATGGTGCATATCATCCGTAAGCACGCTCCAACATTTCTTCATGGTTTCCACGCTTTCATCATGCTTTCTAATTCATCTGGAGGAAGCGTCTCAATTCCCAGTTCTTTGGCTTCTGCCACGATTCCGTCAATAAAATGACTCATTTCCTTTGTGTCATACTCACTGGATCCCTTAATCATTGCATAAGCATTAAACGTGCCGTTGCTCCTGATTGGCATCCAATGGCCGGTTATCCGGCTCATATCTACACAAGCCTTTACCGTAACAGTGATGGGCACACCGTCCGCCTCTTCCAGTACACCATAATCTTTCAGCATCTTTTCATAGATTTCTTCCTTGGTCGTAGGAAACTCTTGTGCATCCGCAATCTTGCTCATGAGCACCCAGGCATACGCATTTGCATCCAGTGACCTCTTCTTGCGCCACTTTTTTGCGGTAATCACAAGCTTGTCCAAATCTTTAATGCTGTCATACTGGCGGGACACTTCGTCGATAGAGTCAGCCTGGAATGCAATATTATATTTTCCCGTAGCAAAATCCATTGTGATTCCAGCCACTTTCCCGGTAAATTCCATCAGGGAGCCTCCTTAGTGGGCATGTTCTTAGCCTTCTGCAAAAAGTCTTTGATCTGCAGATCTGACAGTTCATAGACGTTTGAGACTTTGTATGTCTTGCAAATAGAAACAGCCGAATAGCCTATCCTTTTCAGTTCTGCTTCTACCGGAGCCAGTCTTTTTTTGTCCGCCTCCGTCTTACCATCCGGCTGTTGCGTAGGATCTGTATATTTGGTCTTATCAGCATCCCAGTACACGTCAGCACCGATTCCCAACTGCTTGCATGCAACCGAGATTGCATCGGTGGTAGCCATCTTATAACACTCATCCTCAACATAAGCAGTACCATCTTTCTGCTGCTTGACAAACATTGCTCCGCCCACACCGTGGATGGGCTTTGACCATTCATCCCCGACTTTTATGTAAAGCAGGATATTCACAAAGGCAGCCACCTCCGTACCGGACGGCTCCAGCCACTGTTTAGTAACCTCGTAATACCATCCAATTCCACAGGGGCCGAACTGCTCCGTGAGTACCTTGATCCGCCACAGCGGATTGATTTCTGTTTTTCCTTTCAACCTGCCGCCGTTGATGGCACTCTTGGCTTCGTCCGGCACTTTCTTCACCGCATTATAGATTTTCAGATTATCGTCCATCAAATCAGCTCCCAATCAATACCAACGCTCGTCAGATACATCTCCAGTTTCTCTTTTGCCTCCGCTGTCAGTGCCATGCGGTACTCATACAGATTGCTCGAACCTTCCAGATCCTGCGGGATCATGCTATCGATTACTTCCTGCGCAGCCTCTTCCTTTGCCTGTTCTACCGCAGCCAGCTTTTCCGCTTCTGCCGCCGCAAGAGCCTCCTGTTTCTCCCTTTCTGCTCTGGCCAGCGCCTCACGCTCCCGCTGTTCTGATTCCAGTTTCGCACGCTCCTCCCGGCGGATGCGTTCCTCTTCTTCGCGACGGATGCGTTCCTGCTCTCTGGCAAGGATTTCTTTCTGCTGCTGTTCATACTGGTTGATGTAGAGAATAGACTTTGTCAAATCATAGGATTCCAAAAACATGACAACGGCTTTCTCTTCTGCATCCGAGTGCATCTGTCGGATGGCATCCAGCCCCTGTTTTACAGTTTCCTTGCGCTCCATCATCTCCCTGCGGATCTGCGTCGGATTCGTGGTCGCATTCTCCCACTTGCTGTTATAGATCTTGTTCAGCGGCAGCTCTGCCTGCATATCACCCAGGCATTCCAGATATAAATCTTTGATCTGCTCTTTTTTCTCTTCAATGCGGCGCTGCTCAAATGCAGATACCTGTCCATTGATAAAATTGATAGGCTGATCGTACATGTCCGCCAGTTCCTTTGCCTTGGCCGCAAACTCTTCCAGAGGCTTCATATATTCATCACGGACCTCTTTCACACGATCTGTAAAAGCTTTCTTTTCCTTCCGGAGACTGGCCACCGTCGCCTTTGCTTCTTTCTTGCTATCTTCGGTAAATACCACATTTCGGTATTCTTCCAGTCTTTCATTCAGATAAGCCTTTCCTGCTTCAAAATCACAGGTGATCTTTCCTGCTTGCTGTTGTACCTGTACTTCGTAATTCTCCATCGTTTCCTTCCTCCATTTCATATGCTTCATACGCTTTGCGCTGT